TTTTTTTTTTTTTTTTTTTTTTTTTTTTTTTTTTTTTTTAAGAAAATGAGCGCTTAGCAAGTATTAAGTTGCTAAGCTCCCGTCATTAGTCGGGAATAACCAATTAGAAATTCTGCCAATTATAATAGAAAGCTGAACCTCGTTCGTCATTCCTAGACAAAGCTAGTCTCCCCCCGGTAGGAGGAGTTCACTCTGACTAGGTCAGAAAAAGGCCTACACTGTTATTAATGTGTAGGGACCACCTTCTACCGCGTACCTGTCCACATGCTGAAACATGCTTCGGGTTTGGGAGAAATATACTACTCAACTAAAGGAGCATCGGTAACTACTGCAATGGTACCAAGCTTCTTAATAGCTTCTTGTACGTCAGCAAGTTTAACTGTTTTAGGATCAATTGGGACTCTAAAGGATGAATTAACACCCGCTTCAATTTTACAATCTGTAATAAAAATGCCAGTGTAACTACCATCGGCAAGAGGCAAGAAGAAATACTGCGGCGCTCCCGTAGCAATTGCATAGAGCTCCGCAGATGGTTTTATCGCGGGTTCAATGCCAATGGGCAGGAAGTCTATATAATCAGCGCCAGCATTTTCAGAATTGACTGTTGACAGATTCAACTGTACTGTGTTACCGGTTGGGAAAGTTGATGTTGATCGGACGTTTCTTATGTCACACATAGGAGGAGGTCCAACCATGAAGAAATAATTAAAGTCATCTCCAGCAGCCTCGTACATTGGTGATGTTTGTGTATCACCACCATAATTAGCCAGATTCCTACACCTGATGTTTGTTCTCACGTCTCCAAGGACCGGAACTTGGTTGGAATCCACAACGTCGCATCGAATTCCTCGATAATACGGTGTCCTGACTTCAAACGAATTCGAAACCTGTTGATTCTGTTGGAAAATGGGTTGCCCATATGAATGTACTTCAGGAGTAACAGTCTGGTTCGCTATTGTCTCGTCAAAAGACAAAAATGAATCAGTTACTACCCCTGGTGTGTATGGAATTACCTTTAACTGTGATGAACCGTTATAAAAACGGTATAAAAATGAAGCCATATACCATGGAGTGGGAATGACTTTATCGGAAAAATTTGTGCGAGACATCGTACGCGCACCACTTTTGGGATCTTCAGACATGTGTCGCGTTCGCAAACCCACGTAACTGCTATTCTGCGATAAATTCGCAAACAGCCCGTAGCGTTTCATAAACGCTCGCAATGACTTGAAGTACTCACCAGTAGTTTGTGCTGTAACGTCTCGAGCGGTATGAGATGGAACCAAAAGATTTTCATCTTCTGGAATAAATACCGTACCAATATCTGCCTGAGCGTACCTAATCGCACTTTCCGAATATTTGGACTGGAAACCAGGTGCCAAATTCATCACTGGTCTTGCAATTTGATAATCCTCACCACCACTGTGTGCTATAAAGAACGTAACAGACGGAGACACAGTTGGAGGATTGGACAAATCGACTAGAGAATAAATAGCTAAACAACCTGTTTTGGTGTCCAATGTAGTGGCATCAGGGCCAGGATTTGATTCATTAGTGTTTCTTTTATAAGTTTCACGCCAATCTGTGTTCGAAATGAAAGGAACCGAAACACGGAATGTAGTCCGACCCATTTCGTCTTGCCTATCTTTCAAGTTGCATACTACGTTATAATTTGTGTTGAGCAGATTATCCAAATTCTCAGGTACGTCGTCCAAATTGGTTTCCGGAAGGAAAACAACAGCAAAACGTCCCTGATGGTAAGGAGTCTTTACTACCATAATATCATAATTAATAGTGCCGCGCCACAATGTACCCATCATACTCGCGTAAGCGAAGCTACCAAGGTACAATGTTTGGCTATCATCACTATTCCCATACTGATACTGTGATAGTGGAGAAACCTCCCATGCAGTAATTTTCTTACGATCTGTAAACAACGCCTGACTTGCTGTCTGAGCGTGAAAGAAATTTGGTCTACCAAATATGTATTCAAAATTTAATTCATCTTTAGTCTCAGGGATAAATGATGAACCATCTATACCGTTGTCTTGAATCAACGCTAGAGTAGTTGCATCATCATTACCTTCAGTGTGAATCAGTGTATTGTTTGGTTTTAAAACAGCCTTACATTGTGGTTGTATTGACGTTGGTTTAGACCAACCAAAAGAGGCAGCAGTCTTGCCAACAGCTCTCGAAACCCACGCAACAGTGGAAGCGACTTTTCCAATAACTGGTATGCCAGAGAGCACATCAGCAATAGTGGAAACTCCGCCAGCAATCTTTGATACCGGACCAGAAGCTTCGACTTCACCAGTATCTCGAGCTGCTACGGGAGCAACATCAGACTGAGCAAAACGGTAACCCCTTGATTCCAATCTTTTAATTTCATGTTCATCTCTTGCTGTGGAAATGACGTCTTTCTGTGTTGGCACATAAAATTGAGGATTGATGAAACGAGCAAATACTGTGTACTTAGCAGTTTCATTTCCAGTCGGTCCAAGTAGAGATGAAAACACATACAGAAAAGCTGTACCAAATTGGTTTTGTGAATTACTCAAATCGAAAAGATCGTAAATGTTTGCGTAAGGGCAGATAAGTTTGAGAGAATTGCCTTCTTCAATGCTAACTATCTTGTAAGGGCACGACGTTTGGGATGCTAAATAGCGAGTTCCCTTGCGTCTA